AAACGCACCGACACGAAGCCGCCAACGGCACCAGACGCCGCGACAGAACTTGCCGCGTTGAGAAAGCGGATCGAAGCCGCTCGCGTGGCGGAGCCGCCGCGGGCCGAGGCGCATTGCCTCGATTGTTACTGTAGAGGGCGCGACCTGGCGCTCCGCGTGATCGATGGCGACTGACGACACCACCCAGCGACGTCGACGGCGTGGCCGTCCACGCAGCCAACCAACCCTAGTGGCGCATGTACGAATGCCCGTGCCCGTGTACGACGCGTACTGCAAATACGCCCTCCAATCGCGCCGCTCGCTGGGCTCTGTTCTGCGGCAACTAATCATGCAGCATCGCCCGTGCGCACACGGCCCAGCCGAATTTTAGTGTTCAAATAAATACGCCTCTGCGAGACCTCTGCGACGCTGGCACGTCGCATGAAATCCAAGACCATCGATCTTCGGCCTCTTGATCTCCGCGCGGCCATCGGCTCGATCGATGAAGACAAACGCACGGTCGAACTCATTTTCAGTACGGGCGCGGATGTCATCCGTTACGACTGGATGACCGGCAAGCGCTTCATCGAGCGCCTCTCGCTCGACCCGAAACACGTGCGCCTCGATCGACTGAACTCGGGCGCGCCGCTCCTGAACGCGCACAGTGCGTATGAGCTGTCGGATCAAATCGGCGTCGTCGAAGACGGCAGCGCCAGCGTCGACGGCAAAAAGGGCCGGGCGGTCGTGCGTTTCTCGAAGCGCGCCGACGTCGAGCCGTTCTACCAGGACGTGCTCGACAAGATCATCCGCAACAACTCCGTCGGGTACCGCGTGTATCGCTTCGAAGAGACGGAGGGCGGGAAAAACCAGCTGCCCGTTCGAGTCGCCACGGATTGGGAACCGTTTGAAATCAGCATGGTCCCGATGGGCGCCGATGCCGGGGCGCAAGCGCGCAACGACGACAAGAGCCTGACTAACCAATGCGTCCTCGTCACTCGAGACGCCGGAGATCCCGCAATGGAACGTGAGCAGCCCGAATTCATCGCCGAGCAAACCCCTCCCGCGGCGCCGCGCCTGATGATCGAGGAACCCGAGCACAACGAGCGTGATGCCGGCGCCGAACAAGAGCGCGCGCGGATCAACGGCATCACGGATGCCTGCGCCGCCGCACGGATGCCGCAGTCGTTTGCGCGCACGCTGATCGACGAGAAGGTGACGCTCGTCGATGCGCAGACCCGGGTGTTCAAAGAGTTGAAGGCGCGGGGCTACGACCAGGTCGGCCCACAGGTCGGCCGCGGTCCAGCGATCGAGGCGGGCGTCGATCAGACGACCGTGCACCGTCGCAAGGGCGTCGAGAACGCGCTCCTGCACCGCATGGCGCCGGAGCTCTTCAAGCTCGAGGAGTACGGCCGCGAATACCGTGGCTTGTCGATGCTCGACACGGCCCGCGTGTATCTCCACGCACAGGGCGTGCGCACGACCAGCATGTCGAAGAACGAGCTCGTCGCGGTCGCCTTGAACGCGCGCGGGGCGCTGCACACGACGTCTGACTTCGCGAACCTGCTGGCGGACCTGCCGGGCAAGATTCTCCTGGCGGCCTACACCGAGGCGCCCCAGAAGTTCGGCCCGATCGTGCGTCGGATGACGCTCTCCGACTTCAAGCCAGCGCGGCTGCTCAACATCGGCGAGGCGCCGGCGCTCCGTGAGGTGCTCGAGCACGGCGAAGTCACTTCGGGAACGATGGGTGAGAGCAAGGAACAATTCCAGCTCTTGACCTACGCGCGTAAATTCGGCATCACGCGACGCGCGCTCATCAACGACGACACCGACGCGTTCTCGCGGATCCCGATGCAGATGGGCCGCCAGGTCCGGAAGCTCGAAAGTGATCTCGTGTGGGCGCAGATCACCGCCAACGCGGCGATGGGCGACACCGTGGCGCTCTTCCACGCGACCCACGCGAATCTCTCAGGCACGTCCGACGCGATCGCGATCGCCTCGATCGGTGCCGCGCGCATGGCGATGCGCATCCAGAAGGGCATCGACGGTGCGACCCTCATCGAAGCCGAGCCCAAGTACTTGATCGTGCCGGTTGCGAAGGAAACGATCGCCGACCAGTTCGTCAGCGTGAACCTGATGGCGGCGCAGTCGAGCAACATCAACCCGTTCGCCGGCAAGCTCACCGTCATCGCCGAGCCGCGGCTCGATGCGAGCAGCGCAACTGCCTGGTATCTGGCCTCGTCGCCGGATCAGGTCGAGATCATTGTGGTGGCCACGCTCGAGGGGCAGGAAGGCCCGTCGGTCGAGTCGCGGGTCGGGTTCGACGTCGAAGGCGTCGAGATCAAAGTCACGCACGACTTCGCCGCGAAGGTGGCGGATCACAGAGGTCTGTACAAGAACCCGGGCGCTTGATTCGCCTAGCAGACAACCAAATAGGAGACGAGCGACATGGACACCAACAAGGCCAAGGACGAGGAGCGCGCCACCGAGGAGCGCGCGACGGCAGTGGACGTCATCAACGCGGTCCCACCCGCCCGCACGGCGGACGAACAGAAGCGCTACGACAACCTCTCGCCTGCGGGCAAGCAGGCCGACGACGCGACGCGTCAGGCCGCGGCACGCACCAAGGCACTCGCCGCCTTGCCGAAGCGCACAAAAGACGAACAGAAAGCGTACGACGCGCTGTCGCCTGCGGATCAGACCGTCGATGACGACCGACGGCTGGCCGACGCACGAAAGGCCGCGGTGGAAACACCCGAGGGGCGCGCCGCGCGTGAGGCCCACGAGCAGGCGATGAAGCCGAAGGCGTAGGGGAACCGAAGATTCACGCGAGCAGGGAGATGAGGATATGAAGACGTTTTTGCAGGACGGTGAGTCCCTCACGTTCATCGCGCCGGCCGCCGTGACGGCGGGCGTCGGCGTCAAGATCGGGGACATCCTCGTGATCCCCAACGTCACGGCGGCGATCTCCGTGCCGTTCACCGGGATCCGCAACGGCGTCGTCGAGCACGCGAAGCTCAGCGCGCAGGCGTGGACCGAGGGGCAGCGCGTGCACTGGGACGACACCAACAAGCGCTTCACCACGGTCACGACCGGCAACTTCACGGCCGGCGTCGCCTACGAGGTCGCCGCGAATCCGTCGGCGACCGGCAAGGTGCTGCTGTTCGGCGTGAGCCTCGGCACGGCACTGGCCTAGCGCCTAACGACGATGGATATGTGGCCGTTGCGGGCGCTCGCGCTGAGTATCAATTTCAGCGTGCTCGGTGTGGCGGCCACGGTCACACCGCCGCCGCCCGAGGATGTGGCCGTCGAGACCACCGGTGTCTGGCTCCCCGATCTCGACGAGTCGGATCCGTACGGCACGCAACGACGGACGCGACAACCGAGACGCGTGATGGCGCTGCAACGCACGCTGGCGCTCCCAAGTGTCGTACCGGGCGCGATCGTGGTCGCACCAGAACGCACGGGTGACACGCCGCGCACCTGGCGCGTCGAAGAGCTGATCAAGCCCATCGCCGTCGATCATCTGCGGGTCGCCCTGCTACCCGCCACGGAGTAACGCCTCCCCATGCTGTCGATCGAAATCACCGGCGTCGACGCAGCGGACAAGGTGCTCGAGGAGTATCCGCGTGGCGCGCAGCGCGTGATCGTCCGGGCGCTCAATCGCGGCATCGCGAGTGCGAACACCTTCATGGCTGGCGCAGTGGCGCGGGACATGAAAATGAAAGTCGGCGACGTCAAGGCCGCCTTCTCGCTCCGGAAGGCCAGTTTTGACCGACCGGAGGCGCTCCTGGCCGCGCCGACAAAGCGAATTCCGCTCATCGCCTTCGGGGCGAGAGGGACACGGCGCGGCGGCGTGACGGCGGCTGGGAAGCGCTATCCGCAAGCATTTCTCGCGACGATGCCCGGCGGACACGCCGGCGTCTTTATGCGCGTGCCGGGCGCGAATCGCCGCGGGCCCAAGCCCAATCGATCGCAGTTGCCGATCAAGGAGTTGTTTGGCCCGTCGATCGGCCACGTGTTCGCCAAGTTCCGCGCGCAGGGCCTGGCGCGAGCCGAGGAGATGTTCCAGAAGACGCTAGATCACGAGCTCGAGCGAGCGGAAGCCCGGAATGCCACCGGAACCGATTGAGTTTCGGATCATCCAGAACCTGCAGGCGGCGCTGCAGGGGATTTCGGTCGCGGGCGGGTATCACTATACGGTTCAGGGGTCGGCCGTGAAGCTCGATCCGAACCACAAGGTCGAGGACCTGATTGCGCCAGATGGCCCACGACCGTTCGTCCTGATCGAGCTGACGCCGGAGAGTTGGCACTACGACCCGTGCAGTCAAGTGGTCCTGACGCTCGAGCCGGTAGTGCACTGGGTGAGCGATGCGACGCCGACGGATGACGCCAGCCGCCTGCAGACGTTTTTTCGCGGCTGTGCGGATGTCGAGCAGGCCATCGCGCCGGATACGGTGCGCGGCGGATTGGCCACCGACATTCAAGTCGTGGGGCGCACGTTCGATACGGCGGTTGACGGCGCGCAGGTGTGGGCGCAAATCAATGTGCGCATTCGGGTGCACCGGACCTACGGGCAACCGAACGGCTGAGGGGAATGACGATGCGAATGGCGACATGCACGAGCGACATTGAGCTCAACCTGCTCGGCTCGAAAGAGGTGGTGCGCATCGGGAAGGGCACCGTCGTGGATCTCGATCGCGTGATCGGCGAGCGGGATGGCAAGCCCGAGACGATCGCCGACCAACTCGGGCCGCACGTGCAGCACTTTCACGAGGAGGCCGCGCCGCGCACGGCGCCCCGACGGTCACCGGCACCCAGCGGCGCCGAGGCCAAGGAGTAAGCGATGCTGCAACTGGGACGCCAAGGACAAGTCTACGGGATCGAGGAAGTCAGCTACGGCGTGACGCCGGCGATCGCAGCGACCAACGCGGTGCGGCATCGCAACTTCGTGCCGAACTTCGACAATAAGAACAAGCGATCGACGGACGAGAAGCGGCAAAGCCCCTTCATCAACGTCTCGCAGCGGAGCGACACGCGGAAGACCGGCGACTACACGTACGAGGGAATCATTCGGCCCTCCGGCCTCCTCAACACCCTGCCGGAAGTCGGCTTCATGCTGAAGGCCGCGTTCGGAGCGATCACCAACGTGACGTTGAGCACGACGGTCGCGTCAGGCCCGACCGTGAGCGGCGCGACGCTGACCTCGGCCGCGGGACTCGCAGTGAAGGACTTCGTCGAGATCACCTGCCCAGACGGCAAGAAACGCCTCCGGCAGCTGATCACGCTCGCGGGCGCGGTGGCGACGTGGGCGCCCCAGCTCCCCGCCGGCCAGGCGCCGATCGTCACCGCGCCGGTGAAAGGCGTCATCACGTACAAGACGATCGCTGGCAACCTCCCCTCCCTCTCGTTCTGCCACTACCTGAAAAAGACCGACGGCAGCGCGGGCCTGAAGCGGGCCGCCAACGGTGCCGCGCCGAACAAGCTATCGATCACGTTCGATGCGAATGACGACGTGAAGATGACGCTGTCCGGGGACTGCAAGGAAGTGATCGATCCGCCGGCACAACCGGGCGGCTTCACGATGGTCGGCGGCACGCCGGCGTCGATTCAGACCGGCGATCTCTTTATCGGGAACACACCGGTGACGTTCTTGTCGCTCGGATTCGAGATGACCAATGGCCTCTGGATTCGTAATGACGAATACGGCACGGTGGCCGGGAGCGAAATGATCCGGCGCGATGAACCGAACATCGCCGTCAAGCTAAACATGCGCGCCGAGGACGAAGCGGTGCTCTACGACCAGACGGAGGCGGGTGCCAACGTCGGGATCTTCTCGCAAACCGATTACACCGAAGGCAAGGCGCTCGCGATCTACGCACCGCAGGTGGAATTCAAGCCGCCCGCGACCGACGACCCGATGCAAGAAGTGAAGTTTGATTTCAGTGGGATGGCGCTCGAGAGCGCCGACAGCGCATTAGATG